AATTATTCCGTGCTACGGCGCCCAGGTGACCATCGAAGGCAAGCGCAAAAAATACGGCCTGGTTCGCAACGCCAAAGACCCGCAGCGGATGTTTAACTTTTGGCGCACCAGCCTGACCGAATCCATTGCGCTGGCGCCTAAAGCCAAATGGTTGATGGCTGAAGGCCAGGACGAAGGCCACGAAAACGAATGGGCGTTGGCCAACATCAAATCAACGCCGGTTTTGCGTTACAAGCAAACCGACATTGAAGGGCGCGTGGTTCCGCAGCCGCCGCAGCGTTTGCAGCCTGAACCACCACCCGCGGGCATTATGGAAGCCGCCAGCGAAGTTGGCCAGGATTTGCAAACCGTGTTGGGCATCTTTGATCCAGCGCAGCAAATGATGGGCAACGTGTCGGGCAAAGCCTTGCAAGGCCAGCAACAGCAAGTGGACATGAGCAATTTCCACTTCTACGACAACATGACGCGTTCGATTAAGCACACCGGCAAAATCATCCTGGATTTGATTCCCAAGATTTACGATACCAAACGCGTGTTGCGAATCATTGGCGTGGACGGTAAACCCGACCTGACAACCTTGAATGACCTTCAGGCCACCGGCGAAGTGCTGAACGACGTTACCGTTGGGCTTTACGACGTGGTGATGGATACCGGCCCAGGCTACAACAGCAAACGCATGGAAGCCGTGGAAGCCATGATGCCAATGATGGCGCAAAGCGAGATTTTCCAAGTGGCGGGCGACCTATTGTTCCGCAACATGGATTTCCCTGGCGCCGACGTAATCGCCGACCGCCTGGCCGCCATGAACCCGCTGGCGCAGATTGACGAAAAGATTGACATTCCACCCCAGGTTCAAATGAAGTTGATGCAATTGCAAAAGATGGTTCAAGACCAGCAACAGCAAATGCAAATGATGGGCCTGGACATAAAATATGGCATGACTAAGGAAGGCGTGCGCCAGGAAGGCGAAACCCGCCGCGAACTTATTAAAGGCATTGCCAGGGCGCACAACACCGAAACAAATGCCGAAGTCAAGGTCAACGACCAAAACACCAGGTCAATTACCAGCCAAAACAAAACGGAAATTGAAGCGATTGTCAAACTGTTATTGGCCAATATGTCGCCAGGTGACTTGGTGCAAAAAATTGACCAAATGAACGCCGAACAATATGCGTATTCCGAAGTGGCTGCCCAAGATATTCACCAAGGTTCAAGCCCGTTTATTGGTCAAATGGATATGGCGTCGGGCCTTCCTGGTCAAGCGCCCCAAATGCCGCAGCAGCAACCGCAAATGGCGCCTGAAATGCAACCACCGATGGGAATGCCACAATAGTTGACAATACAAATGATTTAGGTTCACAATTGACCAAAACCTACCAATGGGTTTTCATTGGGTTGATTCGTAGGGATACGTATGTCCGAAGTGCAAGAACGTGTCGCCGGTAACCTGGTGACAAGTGACAATTTAGCGGAATTCACCGCCCGTAAACTTGGATTAGTTGACGCGACGCCGGAAGACACCGTGGCGCCAGCAGCCGATGGGGAAACCTACGCTGCCGACGAGCCGGAAACCAAGGCCGATCAGAGTGATTCAGACGGGGAAGGGAATGAGGCGACCGTAGAAGACGATCAAAAGGAACGCAAGGCGAACCCGAAGATCGAAAGGCGCTTTTCAGAGATTACCAAGCAACGCGAAGCCGCACGGGCCGAGGCCCAAAAGGAACGCGAAGCCAGGCAAGAACTGGAAGCCAGGCTGAAGGAACTGGAAACCAAAGCGAACCCCCAGGCGAAAGCCCAGGACGATTTTGGCCCCGAACCCAAGCCTGAAGAATTCAACGATATGTTCGAATACGCGAAAGCGTTGGCAGAATATACCGCTGACAAGAAGTTGATGGAACGTGACCAGGCAGAAGCAAATCGCAAGGCCGCGGAACAACGGGCGCAATTCGAAAAGAGTTGGGCCGACCGCGTGAATGCAGCGAGAAGCGAATTGCCGGATTTCGACGACATGGTTCAGTCAAGCGATGTGTCTATTTCAGACCCCGTGCGCGACGCGATCATGGAAAGTGATGTGGGGCCACAAATCCTTTATCACCTGGCCGAAAATCCCGACTTTGCCAAAAAACTTGGCGAAGGTTCCGTAATTTCAGCCCTTCGACAAATCGGCAGACTTGAGGCGCAGTTTGAGAAAACCGCCCCAAAAGCCAGCGCCCCTGAAGTGAAATCAACCGCGGTGAAATCTAAAGCGCCAGCGCCAATCAGCCCGATTCGCGGCGCCGTTTCTAAAACGGACAATAACGTGGATGCCGATGGCAATTTTCACGGTACATTTGCCCAATGGAAAGCGGCCCGCCAAAACAGGCAGATTCGCTGACAATTAACCCTTTTCAATTAGGAAACCAAAATGTCTGGAAATAATTTACTGACGATTTCGAAGATCACCAACGAAGCGTTGATGGTTTTGGAAAACGAATTGACGTTCACTAACAACGTCACCCGCGAATACGACGACCAATTTGCTGTCACCGGCGCCAAAATCGGTAACACTTTGAACGTCCGTCGTCCTGGCCGATTCATCGGTACTACTGGCCCCGCGCTGAACGTTGAAGACTTCAACGAAACTTCCGTGCCAGTTACTTTGTCCACCCAATTCCACGTGGATACCCAATTCACGACCCAGGATTTGGCTTTGTCTTTGGATATGTTCAGCGACCGCGTGTTGAAGCCCGCTGTTGCTGCCATCGCCAACAAGATGGACTTGGACGGCTTGACAATGGCCAAAAACAACGTGGCCAACATCGTCGGCACGGCTGGCACACCGCCCACCGGTTTGATTACGTACTTGACCGCTGGCGCTTACCTGGACAGCGAAGGCGCACCCCGCGACGGTCGCCGTTCTTGCGTGGTGGAACCTTTCACTTCCGCAACCATCGTTGACAGCCTGAAAGGTTTGTTTGTTCCTTCCGACGTGATCGGCAAGCAATACACCAAAGGCATGATGGGCCGCGATTCCGCTGGCATGAACTGGTACATGGATCAGAACGTTGTGAACCAAACTTTTGGTTCTTACAGCGGCAAAACCTTGTCCGTGGACACCACTTCGGCATCCTTCGGCATCGCTACTGGTTGGGCGCAATTCGGCACGGTGCAACTGGTTGCATCTTCCGCGCTGACCCTGAACCAAGGCGACGTGATCCAAATTGCTGGCGTTTACGCTGTCAACCCCCAAAACCGCGCTGCCTACGGTTCCGGCAAACTTCGCAACTTCGTTGTGATGTCAACCACCGCCGTGGCAACTGGTGGCGGCACGGCCGTGACTGTTTCGCCCGCGATCATCACCGGCGGCCAATTCCAAAACGTTGTTGTGCAAACGACCAGCGCCACCGCTGCCGTGACGCCCTTCAACAACACCGGAACCGTCAGCCCGCAAAACTTGGTTTTCCACAAGAATTTTGCGACCTTGGCCACGGCCGACCTTGAGTTGCCCGACGGGGTTCACTTTGCGGGCCGTGCGTCCGACAAAGACCTGGGCTTGTCCATCCGTGTTGTTCGTCAATACACGATCAACAACGACAGCATTCCGACCCGTTTGGATGTGTTGTATGGTTGGGCGCCTTTGTACCCCGAACTGGCTTGCCGCGTCGCAGCCTAATGAAACGGGGGCGGCTTCGGTCGCCCTTCATTAAACCTAATTTGGAGAAATTAACATGAGCAATCCAGGGCCAGCATCAACCACCACAAATCACCCTACCCCCCTAGCAACGAACCAGGCACTTCGCCTGATTGCTTCGGCCCAAGGCGTGAACCTGAACGCAGTCGCCGACACCGTTGCCCCCATCCTGGTGGCCGGTAGCGTCAGCGTTCAAAGCATCATCGTCACCAACGCGTCCGTTAACCTGACTACGGCCCAACTGGCCGTTTACACAGGCCCAGGCGCAACCGGTACGGCTGTCAAAACCGCTTATGCCTTGACCGGCAACAGCGCCCCCGCGAAAGTGGTTGTTACCGCCGCTACGTCAACCGACGCAGTATCGGGCACACCCCTTTACATTCGCAACACTACCGCCCAGGGCGCAGCCGCAACCGCCGATGTGTTCATCTACGGTTACGACCTGACATTCTTGCCTTAATATGGCATGAAGTGAAAGAAGGCCGCCCTCAAAAGGGGTGGCTTTTTTTCTATGGTCGGCACTATAATTTTCAAAACACGGGAAAGGGTTAAAAATGGTCAATTTATCAGCCATTAGAACAAGCGGGCCAACCTATGCGCTTGACTTGACAACATCAGCGTCGGCGGCTTTGCAAATCGTTCCATCGACCAACGATCAAACAAACTATGTCAGTTTGTTGAATGTTGGAACCGGCGTTGCAGCCATTGAAATGGCGCCCGAATCGGCCAACCTGGTGACCCCGAAAGTGGCCACCACCGGCACTTCCGGTTCTTACGTGTTACCTGGCGGCATGAATTTTCCCCTGATTATTGCGGCGCCCAAAGGCCCGTTCTACATCAAGGCGATTAGCAGCGGCACAAACACACTTTACATTTGCCCCATCCAAGCAGATTAAGGGGGCGCCATGTCGAACAGCACCGCTGTTACGAACACGACGAACATCAAACCGGTTCAGGGACTTTTCAAACCTGAACCGACGTTTGAACTAATTGCGTTCGTCGGCCCCGCGGGAAGTTTATTTTTCCCCCCGATCAGCCCGATTCAATCAGGGTTGACGATTACCAACAGCACGATTGATTCGTCCGTGATTGGTGGAACCGCGCCAGCAGCCGGTTATTTCACCAGCATTTACGCAACCACCGGCCAGGTGGCCACAACCCCTTCAGCCGACCTAGACATTGCCAATAAGGCTTACGTCGATTCCGTCGCCCAAGGTTTGGACGTGAAAGCGTCATGCGTTTACGCGACCACAAATAACATCACGCTGTCTGGCTTGGCTGTCCAGGCTGGTGGCGATTGGGCTGCAACGCTGACCGCGGGCGACCGCATCCTGGTTAAAAACCAAACCAACCAGGCAGCCAACGGCATTTATGTGGCCAGCGCCAGCGGATGGACGCGCAGCGCCGACATGAACACTTGGGCCGAAGTGCCAAGCGCGTTCACGTTTATTGAATCAGGGACAACCCTAAGTGATACCGGTTGGGTTTGCACATCTAACCAGGGCGGCACAATTGACGTGACGCCAATCACCTGGTCGCAATTTTCGGGCGCTGGTTCTTATTTGGCTGGAACAGGGTTAACCCTGACCGGCAACACATTCAGCATCACCAACACCGCGGTGACCGCAGCCGCTTATGGTTCGGCTTCCCAGGTGGCCACGTTTACGGTGAACGCCCAGGGCCAATTGACTTTGGCGGCCAGCACCAGCATTGCGATTGCTGCCACGCAAATCACCAGCGGCACATTTGACACCGCCAGGTTGTCGGGTTCTTATTCCGGAATTACGGGTTTGGGAACTTTGACCAACCTGACGGTGACCAACACGATCACCGGTTCGGTGTCCGGCAACGCTGGCACGGCCACAAAGGCCACAAACTTGGCCGGTGGTGCAGCCGGTTCGGTTCCATACCAAAGCGCAGCCGATACTACCGCATTCCTGGCGGCTGGATCAAATGGCCAGGTGCTTACCTTGGCCGCGGGTGTTCCTTCCTGGGCGACGCCCACAACGGGAACCGTCACATCGGTGTCCCAAACATTTACCGGCGGCATCATTTCGGTTGGCGGTTCGCCAATCACCGGATCGGGAACGCTGGCGCTGACAATCGCCGGAACCAGCGGCGGCATTCCGTATTTTTCAAGCGGCACGACCTGGGCATCATCGGCCGTTTTGGCTGCCAATGCTTTGATGATCGGCGGCGGGGCTGGCGCGGCCCCTGGCACGATTACAACCGGCATAGGGGTGGTTACAGCCCTGGGCGTGAATACGGGCAGCGCGGGCGCTTTTGTGGTCAATGGCGGGGCTTTGGGTACACCATCCAGCGGAACAGTCACAAACCTGACCGGCACGGCTGCAATCAACATCACCGGCACGGCTTCAAACCTGGCTGGCGGTGCGGCGGCCAGCATCCCTTACCAATCGGCAACGGGTGTCACCGCGTTCCTGGCTTCCGCAGCCGGTGACGCAAACAAGGTGCTGCAATCGAACGGGACTTCGGCCCCTTCCTGGGTGACGCCGACCGCCTACGCGACGGTGACCGACGACACGACGACCAACGCAACCAGGTATCCGCTTTTTGCCAATCAAACGACCGGCAACCTGGCGACCGAATACGTCAGCAGCACGAAATTCCAATTCAATCCGTCCACCGGCACATTGTCGGCCACGGTGTTCAGCGGATCGGCTGCCAGCCTGACCAGCATTCCGGCTGGCCAACTGACCGGCACGATCCCTTCGACCGTGTTGGGCAATTCGACCGTTTACATTGGTACGACCGGCATTGCGTTGAACCGCACCAGCGCCAGCCAAACATTGAACGGTGTGTCGATTGATGGCAGCGCGGCAAGTGCAACAAACGCAACAAACGCAACAAACATTGCAATCATTGACGACACGACAACGAACGCAGATATGTACCCAACCTGGGTGACCAGTACCACTGGAAATTTGCCCAATTACGTGTCATCGACTAAACTGAAATTCAACCCATCGACCGGTGTTTTGACCATGATCGGTGGAACTGGCGGGGGCACATTCTAATGACAACAAAATGGAAAATTCTGGGCATTGATTCATCCGATGGTGAACTGATTACCAGGGCAAAATACTTTGCTTCCGTCAGCGACAAGGATTTGGTTGTTGAAACGGAAGGTTTTTGGACGTTCCAAGAGCCAAAACTGAACGTCGCATTTGCAGACGTGACGGAAGACATGATCGTGGCCTGGGTTCAAGCCGAAACCATAAAAGACGGCGCCAACATGATTGAAAAGCGTCTGAACGAACAATTGGCCGCTTTGAAGGCGCAGCGCGTTACACCGCTTCCCTGGGCGCCCCAAACGTTCACACCGGAGATTTAAAAGATGGCGCAAACCGGCTTTACACCAATTTTAATTTACAGCAGCAGCACGACCACAAACGCGCCCGCTGTTGGAAATTTAACCAACAGCACGTTGGGATCGGAACTGGCCATCAACATTACCGATGGCAAATTGTTTTATAAAGACAATGCCAACGCAATCCAGGTAATTGGCTGGAAAACCACGCCAACAACCGCGGGCGGCACTGGCTTGACTTCATATACCGCGGGCGATTTGCTTTATTACGTAACCGGCACAACATTGTCAAAGTTGGCAATTGGAACTGCATATCAAGCATTGCAAGTCAACGCTGGCGCTACGGCGCCATCCTGGCAGCCTTCGGCCACTTCCGTTTTGACCACCCAGGGCGATTTGCTTTATGCGTCTGCCGCTAATATTTTGGCGCGTTTGGCCAAAAACACAACAGCCACTAGATATTTGTCAAATACTGGCGCCAGCAACAATCCAGCCTGGGCGCAAATTGATTTATCAAACGGCGTTACTGGTTCTTTGCCAAATGCAAACTTAGCAAATTCAAGCATCACCATCAATGGCACATCTGTAAGTCTTGGTGGTTCAATTGATGTAAACAATAGTGGGCCAACATTTTTGGCTTACCAAAATGCA